TTATGTAGCAACCCGAGCCGAGACCACAATCCGCATCGACCAGATGACAGTCGATCTATTGGATACAGCAGTCCCGACTGACACAATGATCGGCCTTGACTATTTTGACAATGTGAAGATAACCAACGTTCAACCAGACGGCTCTACAATCGTCAAGACTTTGCAAGTGCAGGGATTGGCATGGGACATCACACCCAATTCAATGAAGTGTACAGTTACAACACTTGAGCCTATAGTCGAGGGATTCATCATTGGATCATCGACTTACGGTATAATCGGACAATCCATTATGGGATACTAGGAGAAAATCATGGCAGAAGGCTTTCCAGCGACAACAGGCGACATCTTTACAGCCGCAGACTATAACGGCCTAGTAGCCTTTACGATCGGCGCAGCTCAGACTAATGATTACACGGCTGTCATTGCCGACACCTATCAAGTTTTAGAGCTCATGAACAAGGGCACAGCGATTGCTTATAAGATCCCTACCAACGCCTCCGTGGCATTTCCTATTGGCACAGTTTTGAACATTCTTAACATCGGTGCTGGACTTTGCACAATTTCAGCAGTCACTCCCGGCACGACTACAGTGCTTTCGGCTGGTGCAGTAGCCGCTTCTCCTACACTTGCTCAATATCGCAGCGCAGCTTGCATTAAGACAGGCACTGACACTTGGTACGTTGTAGGAGCGATTGGGTAATGCTCAATAACATCGTTTCGATTTTTAATCGAGCGCCAGTTGCTTTAAGCGTTGAGTATCTTGTCATCGCAGGCGGTGGTGCTGGAGGCGCACGCGTAGGCGGCGGTGGTGGAGCAGGTGGTTATCGGACGGCAACCCTTACTGGTCTTTCATTGGCGACTAACTACACAGTTAAAATTGGCGCAGGTGGCGCAGCCGTGTCTTCATCGGGCGGTGGCACTGTAGGTAATCAAGGTGCTACATCAATCTTTGCATCGATCACTTCTACAGGCGGTGGCGGTGGTAGTGCCTATCAAAATAAAGCGGCCACTACTGGTGGATCAGGTGGCGGCGCAGCGGGATACAACTCATCACCAACCAATCAAGGCGCAGCGGGAACAGTCGGCGAAGGTAATGCTGGAGGTAACAGCGTCTCTGGAGCATCTGGCGGCGGTGGCGGTGCTGGCGCAGTCGGCGTCAATGGCGCTGGCGGCAACGTTGCAGGCGCAGGGGGCGCAGGTCTGGCAAGTTCTATCACAGGATCATCGGTAACTCGCGGCGGCGGCGGTGGAGGCGCTGGAGATAACAGCGGTTCAGCAGGCGCAGGCGGCGCAGGCGGTGGCGGTGCAGGAACTAAAGGCACAACGCAACCTGCTACTTCTGGTACAGCCAACACAGGCGGCGGCGGTGGCGGTGTTCGCGATGAGAATGACAGCGGAGGTTTCATGTCTGGCGCTGGCGGATCAGGCTTCATTGTTCTTAAGTATCCTGACACCTTTACAGCTACTTTCAGCGGTGGAGTTACACAGTCGACTTCTAGTTCAGGCGGTTTTAAAATTTCACAAATTACTGCAGCAGGCGTTTCTGACACAGTGAGTTTTGCATAATGGCACACTACGCATATCTAGATGAGAATAACATCGTTGTTGATGTAATCGTTGGCAAGGATGAAACAGATACGACCCATGACTGGGAAATCTATTATGCTCAAGGCACTCCTTACACAGTTAAGCGCACGTCTTACAATGGGAAGATCCGATATAACTATGCTGGGATCGGCTATACCTACGATCCAATTGATGATGCGTTCATCCCTCCAATGCCTCAATGCGGCCATGAAGAACTATTACTTAACGATCTAAAGCGATGGGAGTGCAACAACGATGAGCATAAAGCCACGTTTATCGAAGTCAGCGATCCAGCTTAGAGAGCAGATCGATGATGCATTCCCCGGTAGAGATAGAACTTCGGACGGCTGGATCGGTGACACTCGACACGCTGCGCGCAAGTCTGATCATAATCCAGATGCACAGGGATGGGTACGCGCCATCGATATTGACCGCGACCTTGCAGGTAAAAAAGCAAAGCCCGATCTCATGCCTGACCTGGTCGATCAGATTCGACTCGCTGGAAAGTCTGGCGATAAAAGAATCGCTTACATCATCTTTGACGGAAAGATCGCGTCACCTCGAAAGGCTTGGCGTTGGCGTCCTTATGATGGGATCAATAAGCATAATCACCACGCACATATTAGCTTTACTACAAAGGGCGATGAAGACTCTACTTGGTTCAATATCCCGATGATTGGCGGCAACTAATGAATATGAAACATCCAGCAGTTATCTCACTTGGTGCATTCTTGGCCGTATGGGGTACTACATCTAACTTCGCTCTCGACTATCGCTCAATCCTTGGCGCGATCGTTGCTGGAGTATTCGGATACGCGAGCCCCAAAAAGTAATGAGCGCGGTAGATATCTCAGCCATAGCCGTAGGCATAATTACGGTTCTAGGTGGAGTGGCTGCGTTTCTACAGTTTTTAGTTAAGCATTACCTTTCAGAGCTTAAGCCTAATTCTGGTTCGAGCCTTCGCGACTCAGTAAATCGTTTGGAGACACGCGTAGACAAAATCTACGAAATGTTACTAAATAAGGGAGAATAAAACTATGGCTAGAAAAAGAGTTATCGACCTCGATACCTATAACGCTTTAGATGCGTGGGCTATAGCACTTCATGAAATGTATAGAGCCCTTCGTAGAGCAGGTTTCGCCGTCGATTTATGTCTGGCCATTATTAGCGATCGAGACGCCTATCCAGACTGGATACTTCCCGAAATTCCAGACCGAGTAGATCGTTTACCCTACGAGGACGAAGATGAGGACTAATGAAAAGAACGGTAGTTTTACCCGATCTCCAATGCCCCTACGAAGACTCACATCTTGTTAACAATCTCGCAATATTTATTAAGGCATTTCGCCCCGATGCTGTCTGCACTATCGGAGATGAAATCGACCTACCCCAGATTAGCCGATGGACCGAAAATACCCCAGGATGGTACGAGCAAACCCTAGCTAGCGACCGCGACCATACGGTCGAGGTTTTATGGAAACTTACAGAGCATGTTAAAGAGGCTCACATGATCCGTTCTAACCATACGGATCGGCTCTATAACGTCATTATGAAGAAAATTCCAGCGTTTCTATCGTTGCCAGAACTTAAGTTCGAGAAGTTCTTAAAACTGGATGAGTTAGGGATCGCCTTTCACAAAGAGCCATTTCATATCGCTAAAGGCTGGATCGCAATACATGGCGACCTCGGAGCGCTTAACCCTAACCCTGGAATGAGCGCCTTAAACCAGGCTCGCAGACATGGCCTAAACGTCATTATGGGACACACTCACCGAGCGGGCCAGAGTGCCTATTCTGAGGCCTCTAATGGACGTCTGGGGCGCGTTCTGCGCGGGGTCGAAGTAGGACACGCGATGGCCTTAAAATCGGCTAAATACGTTTCTACGCCTAACTGGCAACAGGCTTTTGCTATCGTCACAGAGCATAATAAGAACGTTCAGGTAGACCTAATTTATATCGAAAAGGACGGGACTTTCCTAGTCCATGGCCGCCGTTATGGACGACCTCGATAACGAGCTAGATCGATCGATAGACGATCACATAGACGAGGCGGAATCGTTACCATTTCGTTATCAAAATTTACTAGGTTAAGCCTAAAAGTCATGAGATGGTTATTCCAGTAAGTAAAGAGCTTGCTAAAGGGAGAAAAAATGTTCGATCCATCATTCGGAGACCTGGTAGTTATGGTCATTTTATCCGCGCTATATTTCCACCTGGGCCGCATCGTGGGCCTTCGAGTGGGATACATAAAGGGCCGTAAGGCGGTCCGCGCCTACTACGAAAAAGTAGAAAGGGTAAAAGTGTGAGAGCTAGTGAAGTCTTATTATCTGCCACCGATATTATCGGAGACCGAGGACGAGTTTACGGTCACCCTCGTATTAATCAAACAAGAATTGCGCTACGACTCCAACAAATGCTGGAGATACCGATATCAGACTATCAAGCGTGTTTGGCGATGGTCGAAGTCAAGCTCGCAAGACTCCAGGAAACGCCAAACCATATCGACAGTTATGTAGACGCTTGCGCTTACCTAGCGCTCGCATGCGAGTTATCAACCGAAGAGGACGAAGGGGAGTATTATGTTTAAGTGGGACGAATTAGAAGATTTAAAAAAGGCTGCACTAGAACGAGACGCATTTACGGAAGTAGTTATCTATCAAAATGAGCAGATGCTAAGGGAACTAAAATCTATGGCCTGGCGGCTAAAGGAGTTAAACGAGAAGAATGTTTAACCTAGAAGATTACGAGACAGTAGAAGAGCGATTAGTTAAGTTCTGGAAAGATAACCCTAATGGTCAAATTCATACGAAACTACTCGATAGCGCTTCTGGTCGGTTTATCGTCGAAGCTGCGATCTTTCGCTCGGGAGATGATATTCGGCCCTGGTCAACTGGCCTTGCAGAAGAAACCATCCAGGGGCGCGGCGTTAATGCGACTAGCGCGCTGGAGAATTGCGAGACTAGCGCTATCGGTCGAGCGCTTGCTAATGCGGGTTACGCGACTAAAGGTAAAAGAGCCAGTCGAGAAGAAATGACTAAGGTGGCAACAGCTAAGAAAACCGAGTCAATTATAGACGAAACAAAAAAGAAACTAGCGGAAACTTCGGGAGAATACGTTCCAGTAGTAAAAGAGGATGATCCATGGACTATCCGTTCTTCGAGTATGCCGCCCACAATGGCGGAAGCTGTATCGACGGTGAAAGAGATTATTGGCGGCCAGACAGACAAGGATATCCCGCGTTGCCAGCATGGCGACATGGTTTGGAAGACTGGCACTACTAAGGCTGGTAAGCCCTGGGGGCATTTTAAGTGCCCTTACGCGGTTACAGGCGAGTTAACCCGTTGCCCAGCACCTAATGACGTAATTTGGTACGAGATCAATAAAGAGGGCGCATGGCAGCGCCAGAAGGCGAGAGTGTAATGAAATTGCGAAAATCAGTTAAAAGTTTATTACTCTGGCACGAGACGACAAGGCTCCTAATTAGAGATTTAGAACAGAGAAACCTTGACTTGGTTCACCGAGTTTATAAATTAGAAAGATTAATAGAAAAGGAAAAAGGTTAATGGGACGCTTACAGTTCATGAATCAAGATGGGGAGTGGGAATCATTTCCTACCGAGGATGAAATTCATCGCTCTAAAGAGGTTATAGCAATTCTCGAAGAGTTTACTTTTACTACTAGATGTTGCTTATGTAATGAGTCAATACCTTACAAAGATATCAAGGTAAACCTTAAAAATAAGTCCTGGTCATGTTCTAAGTGCCACGCGGTAAATGGCCTCACAAAGCCGTAAATACCGAGGTTTCTCGACCGAGCGTGTAGTCGCCCGTTACCTATCGGAGTGGTGGCCTCATGCGGATATCGGTCGAGGGGCTGGAAAAGATATAACACATGTCCCGTTCGACATGGAAGTTAAAGCTAGATCGGCGTTCCAGCCTAAGGCGTGGATCGACCAGGTTACAAAGAGAGCAGCTAAAACTGGTGGGCTGCCTATCGTTACATGTCGCCTTAATGGTCAAGGAGAAGGTAGTCCCCAGGACTATTTGGCCTTTATGCGACTAGGTGATCTGGTCGATCTATTGCTTCGCGCAGGTTACGGGGATTTTAGTAATGACCTTGATAAACTAGAGCCAATGAGATGCAAGATGTGTGGAGCATGGAGCTTCACGGAAACTTGCAGGACATGCGAGAGTGATCCAGATGCCAACCTATGAATTTGAGTGCGACAACGAGCACTGTGAGAGTAATGCCAGAATAGAGAAATGGATGAGCGTCAATGAACCACACGACCTTGAATGCAGCTTTTGCGGATCATCCATGCATAAGATTTACTCAAGTGTTGGAGTGTCATTTAAGGGCACTGGATTCTATTCAACAGACAACCGCTAACCGACACACCGTTCTGAACAGGACTTTTACAAATGAACTTGACACGCATGGTACGCTCTCTGGCTAGAGCCCATCAAGGGCTCAACCCGGGCCCGAAAGGGACAGCCCGGGGGGTAGCCATCGCTATTGGGATATCTCTATCTATGGCCTTGCCCTTAGATGCTAAGGCGAGTAACCAAGCAATTCGATACGTTAAAGAATTAGCCAAATACCAATTAACTGATAAGCAAGAACAATGTCATCATGAGATCATCTATCGAGAGAGTAGATGGGATCATAGAGCTGTAGGCAACCTTAATGGTACTAAGCGTGTGTATGGTCTCTACCAGATGAAAACAGAGAGTCTTAAGAATAGTTCTACAGTTAAACAGTTCTGGATGTATTGGCATTATGTAGCACAT